AGCGGCCCACAGCTTGAGCTTGCCGGATGCGCCGATGGCGGTCACGATGGCCGTCATGCGGGCGGTTTTGGTTGCTGCTGCGTAAACGATGCTCATGATGTTTTCCTTGGGTTAATAGCCCTGTACGCGCCCACCGGCGTCTCTGTTAATCGGCTTTACCATCCCGCCTATATCGACCCCTACAGCCTTGCCGTCCGGGCCTCTGACGATCTTTCTGGGTGCCTGCAACTGTGCGTGCATGGCGTCCATTTTTCCGCTCATGGCCTGCAACATGGCGGCCATGTCAAACCCTCTGGTTGTTGCGCCATTGGGTCACCCAGCGTCGAGGAGACCTCAAGACCGGCTGCGTTCTGCGCACCCAATGAAATGCTGTCGAGCGTGTTCAGCGCCTTGATCTTTGCAACTTCAATATCTGTTGCGGCCTTGAGTTCTGCAATCATGCGGGCTGAATCCAGCCTGATCTGCTCCAACTGCATTGAGTGCATCTGGTCTGAGTTGTATTTTTCCTGCGCAATCTGCGCGTCCAGCTTGGCTTTTTCAGCTTCAAGCAGTTGCGTGTTCATTGTGTCCCTGGCCTGCATCTCCTGCTTGTTTTGCTCTAGCTGAATATCACGCTGTATTTCACGCTGTTGCAATTGATCGGCCAGTTGTGCCTTGAGCTGTTCTGTCTGTTGCGCGCCTTGCAGCTTCATCTGCTCGATCTGCAACGGCAGCGGCACTTGCGGTTGTTGCGGAGGCGCTTTGTCCGGGTCCTGAATGAAGTTCTGAATGTCCTTGAAACCGGCGTTTTCTACCAGCTTGGCCTGGGCGTTGTAGATATGCTTGGGTGTTGCCAGACCCAGTGCGAGCCCCGATTGCTGCATCTGCAAAATCATCATCAACTGCTGGGCCTTTTGCTGTGTGTCTCCGGTTCCCAGACCGACGTTGACCGTCATGTCGTACTGGTCGCGCCATTCGTTCGGGTCATACTCGATAAACTCGTCACGCAGCCGGAACGCCAGCTTTTCCATGCCGCCTTCGGTCAACAGTTTCAAAATCCCACGGAAAATGGGCTTGAGCAGCGTCTCGGCGGCGATGCGTGCGATCAATTCAATGCGTTGCGCTGCGGCGCTGGCGTCGATCTGCCGACCGGTGGCGGTGTTGTTGAGTGAGTCCGGGTTCAACCCCTGGCTGGTGCGACTGACGCCGGTCCGGGTCTCGCGCATCTGCTCCACATATTCGAGCATCGGCATGGATGCGCCAGCGCTGAAGGGCGTTACCTGCTCGGTGACTGCATTGGCGTCGCGCTGCCTGATAATGCCGCCGGCACGGCTGTCAAGCAGGTCATCAATGTTGGCAAGCGGGCTCCAATTGGCATCCGTCAGCACCTTGGTGCGCGGATTGTTTGTCAGGTACAGGTTGTTCAGGGTCTGCCGCAACAATTCGGTGTGCAGCTTTTGCAGGTCTGACACCACATCGGACATGCTCATGCCGTCCCAGCGATGCGTGTTCAATATTGGGCTGAATGTAGCAATCGGGACGTGGCTGCAAACCTCGGTCTTGAGGATTTTGTCCCGCAGCCGATAAACGCAAATCCGCTCTGCAATGCCATCGCCATCGACATCGGCCAGAATGTACTCCAGCCGCAGCCAGCCCTCGGCCATAGAGTCGTCGTCAGTTTGCTCATCGTAGCGATGTTCACTAAATAGCGCGTCGGCCTGATTGACTTTACTAAGTCGAAACGATGCGTCGGCGCTGTAGTCAGACTGGTCGCTGGCGCGCAGCTCCATGGCCGTGACGTCTTTAAAGCCCATCAGCTTGACATCGCTCAGGCTGACCAGCATCATGCGGGCCACATACGGGCACTCGTCAAGCAGCGGACTTGTCCAGTCGCGAGCTACCAGTAAATCTTCAGGAGCAAAGGATTCGACCTTGATGACGGTTTTTTTCTCTGTCATCTTGATCCTGCCGTTGTAGCCCATCATCGGCTGGCCGGTCATTGGGTCAATCTGCGGCTGGCCCTGCTGGTCTAATATTGGCGCGGGTGTTGACTCCTGGATTTGCGCGTCTTCGCCCTGCATCAACATGGCGATCATCTCCTCAGAGGCACCTTTAAACGGGATGGTTGAAACCGTCTCTACCGTCTCTTTGCGCCACATGGTCGCACTGTTTTTTACCGTGAGCGCATCCTTGAAAGCCGTGTACAGGATCAGAAATCCGTTGTTTTGCTTGAAAAACACGTAGTTGCAGGTGTCGGTCGCCTGCTCGGCACCCTTGACATCGCTCTCGCGCGTCGGATCGAAAGATACGGCCTTGTCGGTGCTTGAAAATATTTTAAGAAGCACCGGTAGTATCCACTCCACGGTATCCTGTATGTCGCTGGCGACAATATGGCTCCAGCCGTCCTCCTCGTTGCCATAGGGCAGGCGATGGTATTCACGCATTGACAGCTCGCGCTCGGTGCCAAGCTGACCATGCACGTAAGTCGCTGCTGAATTTTCATGGCGCTGCAAGATATCAAGCAGGTCTTCATCCGTCATTTTTTTCATGTTTTGCAGTCCATTTTCATTACGCGATGTACCGTCCCTGTTTGTATTTGATCGCCTGCGCTTGCGGGCTGGCAGCGCCCACCGCGTCATATACAATTGCCATCAAGCCAAAGGCATCAGCGCCATGGCTTGACCAGTCATGCTCAGGGCCAAGCCCGACATTCCGGTTTTCATCAATCTTTTCGTGGTACCAGCCGACGGCATCAATCCCGGCCTGCGTTGTTGCTTCGTTGAACCACATCTGCGGAAAGGCACGTCTGGCGCATTCAACCCGGGCCATTGCCGCGCCCTTGCCCTGATTTGGCACGACCTCGACCGCATAGCCGGCATCGGTCAGGGCGCTCTTGTACGACACGTCATAGACCTTGTCGTTGGTGTTGCCGTCATGCGGCAGCCAGATCGTGAGCTTGTCGCTTGTGTAGCCCTGCTGCCTCAGCCAGTTGAGGTGCGTTGCCAGTGGCTGGCCTTGCGCCTCGTAGTAATTGAGTACGCGAATTTCTTTCCCGATGAACTGGGCAATCCAGATCGAGAATGCATCGGCATTGCGTCCGGTGCCGCCAATATCCACAAAGGCCCTCAGGCTCATCAGTGGATCAGCTCCTACACGGCCAATGCGTCCCTCGGCTTTTGCCTGTGTCAGGTGCTTGGCATAGTAAGCGCCGGTCATGACTTCAAGGAAACCGCCTTCCCAAATATGTTCGTAACTGTCTGGGCGTTCTCTCTGGTCTTTGATTCGGGTGCGCTCCAGCAATTCTGGAAACCATGGGTTATCCCGATAGTTCATCTCCACGATCATGGTGCGCGGGTCTTTGGTGCCCCTGAAGCGCTGATGTGTTGCGCTGTTTTTGCGCTTTGGGTTCCAGGTCACCCACAATTCGCTGTCGACCTCACGCAGCGTCGGTATCAGCGTCATCCACGCCTCTTCGGTCACATCCTCGGCCTCGTCTACCCAGCACAGCAGGATGCGTGCTTTTGACTTTATGCTGTTGATGTTGCGATCCAGCCCGCTAAATCCGTAGCTGATCCGTTTGTCCCTGGTGCGTATGTATTTGTCACCAATATCGTAATGCGCTTCCAACCATGGCTCCGAGCGTATCGCCGCCTTGATCTCTTCAAGACTGGATTCGTCCAGGCTGTTCATGTACTGCCGGCCGCAAAGGATTAACCCCTCGCGCTTGGCTTTGCTCCAGATATAGCCGCGAATCGCTGTCATCTTGGCAAAGGTGCGCGTCTTTCCTGAACCACGGCCACCGTAGGAGCCTCTGACATCAAGTGCATCTCGGTCGAACAGCTCAAGCAGCTTGGGCGGAATCTCGACTTGTGCTTTAGCCATGAAGCGACGGCGCAATCAGCTCTACAGTGGTTATTGTTTCAAGCGGGCCACCATTTACGCCAGACAACTCGACGCTGGACAGTTTTGCGTGGACGTAAGGCGCGGCTGCAGTAGCTGCCGCCATACGCATACGCTCGTCGCTACTATTGCGCATCACATCAAGCATGTACTCAAGTGGCGTGATCCCGGTTTGCTGAGCCATGGCTTGCGTCTCTACCGTACGCCTGTTTGGCTCGCCCTTCTTGCGTCCTGCCCCGGCGCGCTTACCGCCCCTTGATTTGATTGATTGTTTTTCAACCATGGTTGATTCCTTCGGGGCCTTACGACTTGTCCGTGCCTGTGCGTTCAGGCTACACAAATAAAAAAGCCCGCCTTAGCGAGCAAACTGCATTGCAGCAGCGGAGAATG